CCTGAAACCACCACACCTGCGACACCAGCGACTACTACAACACCTACAACACCTGCTGCTGAAGAAGACGGGGCTGTTGCGCCTGCTGTAGAAGCAGCAGTATCTACAGAAGACACATACACAAGAGAGTCTTTAAAAAAGCTTTCAGTAGATGAACTCAAAGCAATTGCCACAACTTTAGGTTTGGAGTTTAAACCGAAAGTAACAGCCAATCGTTTGATTAAGGATATTCTAGTAGAGCAAGCTAAATTAGAAAAAGAAGAAGAGGCATTTGATGCACTGATAGATGCTGCACCTAGTTTACAAACTTTTCAGCGTGGAGATCCTGACTTAACTGAAGAGCAAAGAAAGCAGTTAGCTGTTGTTTATCAAATAAGATATGAGACAGCAATGGAAAACCCAATAGCTTGGGAGATTCCTCAGAATGATTCTGTTATTGAAATCAAAGAGACTACAAGCTCTCAATATGGCCCACGTACTACTATTAATGCAAGATCTGCTGGGGTAACTATAGCTGTAGCAATTGATTATACATCAAGCGGTGAACTCCTTACGGCATCTGCTGCTAATAATAAGTATATTGCTATTCCTTATGATGGCATGGATATACCTACTGCTGCTGAAGCTATCATCAAGAAGCTGGTACAGCAGGACAGCACTACCCTCAATGTAGCGGGTAATAGTATATTTACATTTAATAGCCATAATCCTAAAAACCCAATTACACAGAAAGAAATAAATCAGTATATATTTTCTGTGATTAAACTCGTCCACGAAACAATACCTTTAACTAAAATCGTTAGTGGTGGGCAAACAGGTGCGGATATAGCAGGAGCAATTGCAGCAGCAGCATTGGGTATACCTGCTGTAATTACTTTTCCAAAAGGCTTTAGACAGCGTAATTCTTATATGGGTAAAGATGGTAAATATGCCTATAAAGATGTTTACAGGCAAAGTAGGGAAGATATTCGGGAACAGATTATTGATGGCGCAACTGAGCTAGTAGAGCCACCTTTTATTGATTTAACGACTGTTCTTGAAAATGCTAAGTTTGCAAAAGGGCAGCGTGATTCAGTTGTCTTAGAGGGAAGTGCTGAAAATACTGGCGCACTCTCTGAAGCTGAGATCCTAGAAGGAAGAACATCTCAAGTTAAGATTGCTGTGCTACGCAACACTGTAAAAGGCAAATACAGTATTAAATCACTGTATCCTAATCTTGTTACCCATGTTCCAAATATGATGATTGACACTTTTGGTTTACCAAAAGGGGAACAAGAACCTAATAGAATTTTTGGATCAGAAGCCCCTATTAGTATTGTTACTGATGCTTTAGCAACAGTGGGTGGTTTAGATACCTTAGTGGGAAAAGAGCTTAATCAAAGTCTGACACCAGAGTTGATCGCAGCTTATGATTCATTGCTGACAGTACATCCTGATGCTGTAGCTATCATGGATAAAGCAATCCTAAGTCCTGAAGATAAGCAGCTGAATACTGCTGTCACCAAGTTAACCTACAAAGCTAAAAAGACACCACAAGAGCAAGCTCAATTGTTGTCTTTGAAAGCCCAACAACAGTTGATAAAAGATAAACGTACTCTTAATCCAGACGATGTTTTGAAGGTTCTCAATATAGGTGGCCTTATGGCTGCTATGCAGGTGAATCTTAATAATTACCTGAACCAACCTTTTAATCCTAAATGGCCTGATACCATACTTAGCTTCTTTAAAGACAACAAACGTCAACTAAACCGAACCAATGAAGGTAAGGTGTTGAATTTGGTAGTCGCTAATGGTGATACCTACACTTACGACCAAGGCTTGCTGGAATCTGCTGCATTGGCTGCTATGCAATGGTTAATCACAGCAAGCAGTTATGAATCCATTATGGATGATGCTGCTATAGAGAGCTACACGGGTGTTAGTTCAGAAGAGCTTTCAGGTAACAAAGCTATCGCAATCCAAGAAGGGCTTAGCTTAACTGTTGCTAAAAACTCACTGACTACTAAGATTAAAAAATACTGGGGCTTCACCTCAGATAATGATGCAGATTTGGCATACCAAGATGGTATTGCTGAAGCAATGGCCTCTGAAATTCTTCGTGGCTTTATTGATATAAGACTCGTAGCTGTTAATCGTATTCGTTTGGATCAAGCAGATGGTATGCGTACACCAAAAGATATTGATCGTTTCATTATCACAGATTTTGGGGATACGTTAGCTGGTTTCCCTACAGCAATTGATTCAGCTGTTTTGATAGAGAAAGATGATGTATTTTTCTTAGATGGGGATATTCCTCCTGTTGCTAAAACTCAAATGAATAACCCTGATGTGGCTAACTCCACAGATCAGCTATTGGCTATTGAAGGTGAAAATAACACCCCATACACGATGAACGTGCCTGTATTTAACTTCTTTGTCGCTATAGGTGAATCTGGTTTCAGAGACGCTTTTGGGGAAGGTGACACTGAAAATCGTGCAATGAATGTTAACGACAGAATGTCTGCTGAAAGTGTAAATAAAGCGGCATCTAAAATGTACAAGCATATGCTTAATATGGCTACCCAGCTGGACAACATTGCCAATACAACTGGGAAAGGCATAGCTGATGTTGAAATCAGATATGGTCATAACTCAAGTAGTGTTAACCGACTTCAGCAGCTTGGCGCGTATACCCCACAATCAAACAAAGGTATTCGAGAACTCTTTTTACCTACAAAGAGTAATCTAGACCTGTCAGGTAAAAACACAATACACACACTAGCTTTCCATTTAGGTGTTGCACAGGCTTTAGGTATTAAAGTGCAGAAGGGTACTCAAGAGGAAGCCTATACTGCTGTACGTGAGCTGCTGAGTGGCCCACTAGCTCCCGCATTAACATTGGTTCAAGACTGGGTTAATGAAAATGATCTTAGCAAAAGTGCTATGGATAAGGTACCTACATCGTTTGATGTATCAAAACTTATTACGACATTTAAGGAAGCAAATACAGAGTTAAGTGTTGTTGGTGTTCACGCTTTGATTGAGTTTGCTCGTTTGCAAAACATCAAAGACAAAAGCAACTTCACAACTCAATTATATGTTGAGGCTGATGGTGTGACCAATGGCCCCATCAATGCAATGATGTTGATGACCACAGGTGAATTTACAGAGGGCTTTCTTGAAGCCGTATCCAGAGGAGGTATCTCATTTGGGGAAGCTAGACCCATGAGCATGATGCCGAAAGTGGATATGTATGAGACGAGCACTATTAACACATTGCCTGCCCTAACTAGCCGTATAGGGCTATTTAATGGCATGAAGGGGGGTAAAGCACTTGTTAAAAATGTAGAGGCCGTCCTTCGATTGTTGAATCTAACAATGGCTGATATTAGTTATGCCCCTAATCTGGAAAACAACGGTACAGGTACATTAACCCTAAAACGTGGTGCAGCAAAAAACCCGCTAACCATTACTATTTATGGGTCTTCTGCTGCGGGTATTGCAAGTAAGATTGTTGGGATACTTATTAAAGAAGTGTATGCCAGCATGAGTGAAGCTGCTCAACGGGAAGCTAGGGCTAAAGAAGAGGGCATAATCCTATCAAAAGCAGAAGCATATTTTCCAAATGATAAGAATGCTGATGCTAAGTTCCGAGAACTTACTATGACACTCGGTATGCTATCTAGCTCTGAGATCATATTTAATAAACGAGATAAAACTTATTTCTTAAAGGATTTACCAATCGCAGTAACTCCAATTGATTCCTTTGAGAAATTTACGTTCTCATATGCTGAGATCAAAGCTATTAAGGCAAATTTACTATATGCCTATGTTGAGCCTATGGTTCAAGGCATTGAAGAGACTGTTGGCAAAGAATTAATTGAGACTACCGTTCTGCTTAGAACAGGTGTTCAAGCACAATCAGTTATTTATGCAGCAATGTATAAACAGGCAATTGATGATGTCATTGCTGAGCGTTTAGTTAATGATCCCACATTTAAGAAAGGAGACTTCCTTTCAAAAAATGATTTGGCAGCTATTAACCAAAAATTGAAGAAGTTTGCTCCACTATTAGAATCAGATATGCATAACTTTTTAGTCACCAAAAGTAAGGAATTGGAGACTGAAAGTCATTCCTATAGTCGTGCATTGAATGGGACTATGAGAACCGCCCCTAATCTCCACATACCTGCTGATGCTGGTGTGGCTGCTGTTGCTTACCTAACAATTGGCATGGGTGATGGAGCTATGATGGTTCTACTGGCAAAAGATGGATCAGTAACTGGCACCCTAAAAGTGTTTGATGGTATGAATATGCCACTCGATAAGCTTCATGATTATAGTCTTAAAGCTAATGAGGCTGTTTACGAGTCATATAAAGGTAATCCACTAAGAGAAGCTGGTAAATCCCTTTCTTTATTCTTAGAGCAGAAAGATGAAATACGTGATTTTCTGGTGGATGAGAAAAAACGTATTGATGCTGATAGCCTAAAAAATAACAACCCAGATAGCAGCTCAATCCCTAGTACAACTAATCGTGTGTACTCGGTTATTGAGCGATATACAGAAGAAGATTCCGATCTGCCTATTATTGAACAAGTATTGGATGGGCTGTTTACGATTCTTTATGAGATGACAGGGGCTGCTAAGTCCATAGATGCACGACACAAAGCTATGCGTGAGCTGTCAATGGCTGTGGATCAAATGGCTTCTGTTGGTTCTGCTTACTCCAATGGTGTTACCGGTATTACTTCGGAAACCCCACGTAGTGTTGTGGTGGAAAAACTAAATGAGCGTTATAAGCATCATATGGCTATGCCCTTTGATCTGTTTTCTGAGCCAGAAAACAATAATGAAGAGGACGCACAAGAAGAAGTTGCACCAATTACAGCAACAGCTATTACTGACATAAGTGTTCCAACTAAATCAGGAGCTAGATTGCTTAATTGGAACAATGTAAAGAACTTGGCTAAATCATTGGGCTTAACCCCAGAACAAAAAGCAATCTATGATCAGATCACGAGAGCATTTGGTAAATCAGAATATAAAGTTATTTCTGGTACTTTTGCTGAAATTGCACAGTACCAAAAAGACAATAACCTTAAAGGGATTGATCCAAGTGAAGCATCTACCACTCATGGTTACATTTCTGTAGGGGATCAGACTATTTATCTGATCAACCCTACAGCAGAGACTTTGGTTCATGAGTTAATTCATGCCGCTACCTACAATATAGTGTTGGCTCACTACATGGGTAAACCTAATAACCCAGAGGCAACTGCTGCTATCCTTGATATGGAAAAACTCATGAGTGAGTTTATGGCAGTCTCCCCAGATAGTCTCTCTAATGGTAAGGAGCGTCAGGCATTTGAAAGTGCACAGGCTACTATTGAGAATTATCAAAATCAGTTTAGTCAAGAAGGGGACGCTGCTGCTCTAAACGAGTTTATGGCATGGTCACTCGCTAATAGTGAAATTGCCTCTAGACTTAAAAGCTCCAAGACTCAACAAGACTTGCGTACAGTTAAGAATGGTAAAATTCGTACACTCGCAAAAGATGCTGTGAAAAAGATCAAAGAAATGATTTGGGGTAAAAAGAGAGCCATACCTGTTGGTATGGATATGCTCTCAAACATCCAATTTAATACAGCTATCTTGGTTCACCTACAACAAGACATGGGCAGTATGGTTCAAAGTGCATTGCTCCAACATGCTGTTAAAGGGAGTAGTGATCGCTTAACGCAAGTACGCATTGCTATGCAACAGAAAGTGGGTATGCATATTAAAGCTGCAAATACCTCAGCTCTTACTGCACAATCCCCTGAGATCATGAATGCCTTGATTCAAGCAACAAACCATGCATTGGATGTGGCTGCTGAATTTCCAATGACACCATCGGAACAAAGTACATTTGTTTCCTATGTGTATGCTATGGCGACTCAGGCACAAATTGACCCAAGCATCATGGTAAAAGCTCAAGAACTATATAGCCATGTTGGGAAGACTTTGCAGGTTAGTGATTTCATGCCTGAAAACCCACAAGATCGGGATGCTGCTTATTATGAGGCAACTCAGAAATTTAATATAATTATGGGTAAGACTTTCCGTAAATATGATGCAACCGGTAGAAGCTCAATTCTTCCGACATTCATAGCACTGGCTACAGTAAATGAGGACTTTAGAAAGATCCTTGGTAATATGAAAACTCCAAAATATATAAAAGATACCTCTAAAACTATGGATGGTGTTTTGGATAATTTTGGTAATTATGCTATGGATCAATTAAGTGGCTACTTATCTGGCACCACTAATAGCGTTAATGTTCAGCAAGCAATTGATGCTTTGAACTTTAAGCTGTATGAAAATGCCATAGAAGAGCAAAGTTACTTGGAAACTATTGGTGATCAAATTGGAGGCAAGGTAGATACAGTAAACGACATCATTGTTGGTAAGATGGCGGAGGCTGCTGAATATGGCTTTAATCTTGGTAACAAGTTAACAAGCACTAATACCCTTGCTGGCAAGGCCAGTGGTGCTTTGGTTAAAATGGTTTCGGCACTTATATCTGAGCAAAAAGGAGATGTTGTTGCTCAGAGCGTAATCTCCCTTATAAACAAAGGTAAGATAAACAAAACAATTCATGAATTAGTTAATGAGATGATTGGGCGTACTGAGGATAATGCCAGTATTTATGATTTGAATAAAATTATCAAATCTACTGTGCATCAAATTCGCCAACAATTCCGAGAAGAAGTCCCACAGATTATTGCAGATAAGTTCTCAAGAACCCTGAAAGCTAAAGAGTGGACTGCATTGTACCGTGGCTTAGGTAAAACAGACATCGCTGTTCTTCTTGGTTCCATGGACATCAAATCATTAGTTAACTTGTTGAGTAATCAATCTGCTCTCGATCTTTATATCAAAGACCTTGAGCAATTAATAAGTGCTAAAGATATGGCAAACTGGCCCACTCATCAGAAAAAAATGATGCAGCTTGCCAACTACATGAATACAAAAAATCCTGGCAACTTCCTATTACGCAATGCAGAGGCAATTGCTTACTTAGCTGGTATGCCTAAATTGGGTTCATGGCGTTCACCAACACAAGACACAATAGGTGAGATGGATAACCTAATCTCACTTTATGCATTTATTTCACTGAAAAAAGGGGATAAAGATTCTTTAGTGTCGCTACTCAAGTCAGAAACTAAAGGAATTGAGTATTCCCTTAATTATCTGAAAGGTCAGCGAGATGGGGAACTCTCTAAGGTTCAATCAGGCAAAGCAAGGATGAACCACTATAAAGGAGATATGCCTAGCACACCTCAGCAAGGTATGAGCTTGATTGTGGCTAAGGACTCTGATTTCACAAGTTTAACAACCAGAGGATACTCTCGAATTGGTAGTTATACTGGAAGCACCCTTGACCCAAGAAAAGTAAGTTACGGTTATTACTTCTCACCTTTTCCAGCAAAAATGGCCTTTTCCCAAGGGATGATGCAAAACATAAAACACACTATATCAGGTGTAGATGATACATATGGTTTTAGCACTGATATGGTTGCAGGACGTATCACAGAACCTGCATTGGTTAAAGCAATTACAAAACGTATCTTAAAAGATCCATCATTAGTTGAGCAATTTATGCCAATTTTTGATGATGCAAAAAATGTATTTGCATACGAAAGAAGCTTTGATCCAAAAATGATGGCTAAGCTCAATAAGTCTGAGCACCTTGCAAAAATGATTGCCATTTGGCGTGGGAGACAGGTTGAAGAAAAAATGTCCCAAACCTTGAATGAAGGTTTGATTACTAAGCTGCATGAAAAATATCAATCAGATACTAAAGCGTCTATTGATAAGAAAGCTGAATATGTGAACCTTCTTGATCCTAAGTCTCTTGATGTAATTGAGCGGGATGCTGTGTCACTTTTTTCAGATACAACATTGAACTTCATTAAAAACACATATGGTGAGGAGGAATTTTGGGTACGTAAAGATATGCTAAAAGATGTAATTGGTTTCCGTAATGCGTCATTAACAGACCCCCTAACAGGGAGTGCTCTGATGACTAAGGAAACACAAGATACAATTAGAAGGGTTCTAATTGGCTTCTTTGGTGTTGATATTTATAACAAAATACTACACACAGAGCAGTTCTTACAAAATGCTTTTAGCGAGGTACGTACCAATATCGTTGTTAAATCTGTAATAGTTCCTGTTGCTAACATGATAAGTAATGTCTATCAGCTTATTAGCAGAGGCGTTCCTTTGAAAACTATTGCCCGACAGATGCCTAAAAAGCTTTTGGAAATTGAATACTATACCAAGAGCAGATTACGACAAGTTGAGTTGGAAGCAGATTTAAGAGCGATAGGTGATGATATGATTAAAGGTCGTCGTATAAGTGCAGAACTTCGCACAATTACTGACAGCTTTTCCCGTCTATCTATTTGGCCTTTAATACAAGCTGGGGAGTTTAGTACAGTTGCTGACGTTGGTAATACAGCTGATGATCTGGAATTGTCCTCTGGTAAGTATAGCCAGTGGTTTGAGAAGCAATTAGAAAAAGCCCCAGATGGTGTTAGAACCATGGCTCGTTATGGTTACGTTGCCCGTGATACATCGCTATTCCAAGGGCTACAGAAGGCAGTCCAGTATGGTGACTTCATTGCTAAAGCTGTGCTTTATGATGATCTCACTGAACGTAAGAAACTGACATCTGCTGAGGCACTTGGCCGGATCACAGATGAGTTTATCAACTATGATCGTCTGGCTGGTAGAACCCGTGCAGCATACGAAAATATGGGCATGACTTGGTTTCTTAACTATAAGATTCGCATAGCTAAAATAGCACTGAGCACGTTGCGGAATAACCCACTACACGCCTTGATAGCAGGAGCAGCCCCAATGCCTATGGGAATTGGTACACCGATAATGGACAACATATTTTCAAAAGCAATGGAGGATACGCTAGGATATTCCCTCGGGCCAAGTATGGCTTTACACGCAGCTTCCTTGAATCCATGGGTCAATTTGACTGACTAACCATAAAAAACCCCACCATTAGGTGGGGTTTTTCTATCTACCTAACAATTACTGATTGTTAGGTCTTTTCAAATTACCAAAGAGATTCTTTGGAGTAGTTGGCACCTGTTCAGGAACAGGTTCAGGAACAGGCTCAGGTTGGTTTTCTGGAAGGGACTCAAGAACTTGAGGCATTGGTTCAGTGTCAACTTCTACATCTGGCTCTCTACCTTTTGCCTTAAAGGTATCACGCAGTTCCTGCGCGGCTGCTGGTACAACGACAGTGCGGTGAACTGGCTTTGGTGTAGTAGCCTTAACAACAGGGGCTGTAACAGGCTCGTTGCGTAGGTCAATGACAGCATTAACCTCAGTGGAACCACGAGGGGTGCTGAGTTCGATTTCAATATGTGTACCAGTAGCTAATGTCAGTGTCTCACCAACATAGGTGCGGATAGCTTGCTCGATTTCTACCTGAGATAGAGTGATCTTCATTTGGTTCATACCTTTGCGAATAATCGCATTAAATTTTGAAAGACAGGAGTTTGTACCCCTGCATGAATTGCAGCCAATGCATCAGCTACGTGTTCTGCTTTATCAAGTATCCTCCCAGTTGCTTTACCCCGATCTCTTGGGAAATTAGCATCTGGGTAGTAGTCAACTGCTTGGGCAATCATCTGCTTTTTGGTAGCCAACGAGTCACCAGTAAAGACTTTTTTAACCTCTTTGGCGGTGACCTCAATGATTGGGATACCTTGTGCACGAAGTACACCTAGGATACCTATACAGATGCCATAGCCTTTCATGGCTGCTGCTGATTGAGATCCCACAGGGACTTCCGCAAATATCACCTTGGCTTTGGTGGCTATAGGCAGAAGTCCTGTGGCAAGATCCTCAGCAGCTTGCAGATCTTTGGAATTAACTCTCACATTTTTAGTGGCATCTTTCTCTGTTTGGATCAGAGTCAGATGAACATTTTCAAGTGTGCCAGTTTCCATATCTAGCAAGCCTTCAGCTAAACCCCAGTTTCTTAGGCTAGGGTCTAGGCCCAACACTGGGATCTTCATCCCTTACTTCGCAGGGAAAAGGCTTTTACGGACAGGTGCACCAGCCGCTGATGGAGCAGCAGCTCGTGGAGCACCAACTTTACCGCCCACACCATCTTTGATAGTGCGTTTGTCACGGGTGTTACCCTTATTACGCTCAAGCCAGCTATCCCAGAACTTGGCAACTTCTTCACCCTTGATTGCTTCAGCTACAGTCAGCTTCTGCTCAGGATGAAATACCTTTTCTGTGGTGTTGGTTTCACGAGTTTCCTCGGTTGGCACGTAAGTACCCTTACCGTCCTTCTCGTTCTTATTCTCAAGTTGACGAACAATACCGAGAGCCACTGTCTGGCCAATAAGACCAACCAGCATAGGCACAGACTTTGGCATTTCTTTCCTTGCTTCGTTATCGTAAATGTTGATAACTTTATCTTCAGTTGCCTGCTCTGACAGAGGTGCACCAGAGGCAATCATGCAGATGTCATTGACAATTGTGAAGCCCGGTAGTGGTACCTTCTTGGATGCATCATCACGATTCAAGAAGAAGTTTTCACCTTTCTTATTTGTGACATACATGGTTTCACGATACTCACGCCCACCCGCATCAAGGATGAAGGTAATTGATACTGCTCCACCAGCTGACTGACCAGCATATGCTGCCTTGATCTTAGCTTGGTAAATATCAGTGTCCAAGGGCTGGAAACCGCCAATTCGATCTTGAGCTTCTTCAAGCCCAGTTGTGCTTAATTTTGCAAATACGGACATTTTATTTTCTCACTTATTTCAGTTTATTGATGGTAGAAGGAGTCAAGATGATCCAACAAAAGCTGGGCATCGTTGTCAATGTAGGTTTGATCTTTATCAAACATACCCATTGGTGACCGGATACGCTCCCCGGTTGTGTTTTTAGTAATACGAGTTTGGAATACGTGCTTGTATCCCAACTCTTTCTCTTCATCAGAGTAGCTCAACATACTATTTGTGAACTTCTCTAATTCTTTTAATGCCATCTTCTTTGTAGAAACAACAGTTGAGAAGTATGCCTCAATACCATTGTTCTTCAACGAACCTTTGATAGGTACAGAGGTTTTTAGTTCCATGGCCTTCTCATCAAGATCTTCTTTGAGATGGGCAATGAATATAACAGGCTTACCAAATAGCACAACTTTTGATTGCATGATGTCTTTGAAGAATTGACTAAAATCACCCCATGCTTTCATGGTATTGGTAGATGGTAGAACATACATAGACTCATACATATCCATGAGAAATGTGATGGAGTCTACAATGATGCCTTTGATACTTGGATCATTTGTGAAGTGATCAAAAGCTTCAATTACCTGATATGGGTCACTGATTCGGAAAACTTGAAACTTGTTTTTGAATGGCAATCGTTTACCTGATTCTGCATTCAGATAAACCCAGTTTTCTTGATCACGGATGTTACGCAATGAAGCACTCTTCCCTGTTGCGGAAAACCCCACAATAAGGATGAGCTGGTCATTAACTTCTGAGTCAGACATAAAAACTCCAGTTGAATCGCTTGGTTCGGAACCAAAGAAAGAAATTAATTTACCTTACTGAGTATGATAGCGTTTTGCTGTCGTCTTCAATATGGTGTTTTCAATTTCATCTATTGGCAGTGGGTTGTTAAGTTTCTCATTGAAAGCAAGTACCTGCTTTTGTACCTCAATGAGGGACATACCTGTATCAACGAGAGCAAGTGCATATTTAACCATTTGGGTATTACGATTCCCTGTGGCAATACGCTGAGCAAACCAACGTTCTAGATTGTCGAGAGACTCAACTTTCTGATACTGCTGTTTATACTGCTCATTTTTGCTGGTCTTAGGTATGAATGTGAGTGCATCCAAAAGTTCACCTTCAAGGTTGTAGTGAAACTCACCCCCTTCAAAGCTTTCCCATTTACGTGCTCGCTGATTAGCTCCCTCATCTGTTTTAAATGGGAGCCATCCCATCACATTATTCATGAACTCACGATAGTCATCAGTGTCCAGTGCCAAGTTATAATTGATAGGAAGAATCAACCTAAAGCGGTTGCTTTCATCTGTACTACGCTTGGTTGTGTAGGTCATGTATTTATACCCACTCATCAAGTCTTGTGCAGCTTCTAAGCTAATGCCTTCATCAATATCGAGCACTACCATGTTAAAACCAATAAGCACATTTTCCTCTGCTCTATGGCCATTTTTGAAATGATGATTACACCAGTTCATACCATTAGTTTGAGTAAGTATATGCAATTGATCAAATGGTACGTGCTCACCTTGGTAACCATAAGCCCAGTTATCACTGTAAGAGAGTTTCATCTCATCAAGATTTGTCTCTTTTAGTTTTTCACCAGAGAAGAACTCAATACCGTCAACAAAGGATTTCTTTATGACGATATGCTTTTTATAACCCCATGCTGTTGCGAGAGTCATTATTTCATTTCGAGCAGCATTTCCACTCTTGTAGAATGGAAGTGCTTCATGCAAATCAGCATGAGTAACTTCTATACCAATATCAGCAATATACTTTGCCAATTTGACATAGGACTTTTCTCGATTAAGAATCGTCTGAAAGGCTGCACCACTCTCTTCTGCCAATAAAATAGCAGACATAAGATGATCCATTCTGACATCAGTGCTTTTGTCTATGAAGGCAAATGCACCAGCAAGTTTTAATGCTTTAAAGTAGCGATGACCAAGTTCTGCTTTACGCATCTCTTCATGGTCAGACATGGTGTCTGCAAAACGCTCACAGGCAATCTTATACTCAAGCAGCTTAATGCCTACGGCATCATCCACAAAGGATTTCCACCCATACATGGATGGGTCTGCTAAGTCATAAAATATGTCAGCCCATTTTGCTACAGTGTTGCTATTGGTTGGTTGAATCAGTCGATTATAGATTTCGGTAGCATCCATGATATTGAATGCTTTTCGATCATGGTGACCAACACCAAAGAAACAACGACGAGCATACCCAGTGTCTAGGAAGGAGTAAAACTGATCCTCAGTTTGCCCACCATCCAGCAACTTACCGGGAGTACCAAAGAGCAAAGCATTAGTTGGGGTTTTCCCATCAATTTCTTCACCACGTTGATTGTCGTTTGTATTCTTAGTCAGTTTTTGTTTCACAATACCTTGGTCATATAGCTCAAGGAACAGTGTAAGTACCTCAACTGAGCCAATAAGATTGGAGCCAATCTCATCAATCTGAAGGTTAATAGCACCACAATTAGCCATCAAAAGCTTATTGCGTAACTGCTTAACAGCAGGTGATGTACCAGAGTCAAACGTAAATGCAAATGATCCTGCTCTACGGTACTCAGCTTGTGCTGACTCAAACTCAGTTTGTTGATCTGTACCATTTCTCAATGCACGATCATTTGCAATATCCCAAAGATTTTTCTCTGCAATAATTGGGAGAGTATCTTCTAAGAAACGCTTCTTGTACCCATGCATGAAATCATTTTCCATGATGTGTACAGAATGGCCTTTACCAAAGCCAGATGTTGCTAAGGCTAATGCGTAGATATTAACTGGGATCTCACCACGATCCTTAGTAATAATTGTAGAGCGCATATTGCCAGCAATTTTCCCAAGGAAAAATGCAACTTCAGTTCTGAAGAAACCTCTGTCAGTATTCTGTGTTTTATTACATAGAACCTCTACTATCTCTTCGATAGCTGGGTGATGATTTACACCAGTTAAATCAATCATTTTTTTCTATGACCTCAGTTAAAGTGTAAACATAGCGTTTTGTTGGTGATTCTAGGTAAACTATTTTATTTGGTTCTACACCATTTCTATCTATTATTTCAAAAACTGGACAGAACCCATGAGCAATAGTTTTTATAAAACCTACTCTATTTACTGTATTATCTTTGGTCATTTTATTAAAAACCTTTCTCTTTGTTTGCAAATAGGGGCAGCGTTACAGTATTCACAACGCTTTACTTCACCGGGAACGGTGATGATTACACCCTTACCACCTTTTTCATTTGCCATGTACTTACGTGCTTCAACAGCATCGTCAAAATTCTTGGTTGATTTGCCAGATACTTTGGTTGGATCAGAGTAATACTTGTACTTTGGATCACTCTTCCAGAGTTCTTCATCAGTACATTCAGGAATATGCTGATCTTCAGCATCCTTATACTTTTCAAGTTGAGCTAATTTAGCTCTGATCCATTGTTCAGTTTTCTCAATAGACCACAGTGGTAGTTCTTTTTGTTCAAGACGCTTTTGTGGATAATTTGGATTCTGTTTAGCTGAGGCTTTTTGCCAATCAGTAAACACAAACACAATACGGATAAAATCTTCTGTGACTTTATCTTGGTTCAACCAACGGTAAATACTGCCTTGCATGATGTAGTCTTCATCCCGACCACCATAGAGCCATGTATAAGCTGTAGTGGATTTAATGTCATGAATAATTCCTTCAGCAATGAGATCATATTTACCACCAACCTTGTGACCATCCACATTTTTGGTAACACGTTGTTCCAAGTAAACTGGAATACCATCAGGAGTTGCTGCTAATACTGCATCAGTAGGGTTGACTAATACACGATCAATCAATGTTGGAGGATACCCTAATTTAGCAAGGTTACGTTTGTAACCCTTTAACCACGCTTTCTCCACAGAATCGTGAATACTCTTGCCCAAAGCACTAGCTACATAGTCTTCAACATCTGTTGCTAGTAGTTCAGGAGGTACACGCTTTGGTAAAATGATCTGACGAATTGGCTTCATCAATTGAGTTACCGAAATATAATTCGGCTCATTGATGTAATCGTATTCGTCATGCATGACCCATACAGCTAGAGCTAATGGGATACCTGTGTTATTAGTTACTGTGTTCATTAGCAGGGGTACCTTCATTTTTTATAACTAATTCAGCTGTTATCCCATAGGTGTCAAAAAGAGTGCGTATACAGTAATCCACGCACTTCAAAACATCTTGGGAACCCTTAGCGTTCTTATGGCGAGAGATATACTTCACTACGTTGCCATCAAAGAAATCCATGTTATTGGCACGAATATACTGTACCGGTTGGATACCTAAAACTTCGTAATGAGTACCCCCCACTTGTTTAATTGAGGAGTCCATATCACTCATCCTTATTTTTGTGCATGGAAACTACGTTATCCAATGCATCTTTTGAAGCAGGCAGAGGTGCACCAGTATCGTTTGCAGAAGGGGTTTCTGGAGTCTTCTCCTGAAGCTTTGTGCCAACAGGTGGGGCAGCAAACTCATCAGCAGTCATATAACCAAGGTAGGTCATGTTGAGAATGATGACATCCAGAATCTCAAGAGAGGTATCTTTCATCTTATTGTGAAAGTTCAGCTGGATGATTTGCTGTGCTTTGCCAAGAATTGCTGTACCAATGTTTGTAACATCTGTTGCAAGAACACCATTTGATCGGATGCTGTTGATAACATCTTCATCCTGAGCTTGGCGGAAAACCACTTCACCTGTGAGTAGGTAGTAATGGTTCAATGATTGTTCTGACATGGGTTTCTCCTAGTTATAAAGGTGGGCAATTGCCCTCGTAAAAACAACTAACATTTACTACAAAGACAAAACAGCTGATTCAATAATCTTCCGAATGTCTATCTCATTGGCCTCATTAGGGATAGTGATTTCATTGTCCCATGTTGGCCAAAATATGGACAGTTCCCCTCCAAGCTTGACTACATCATGCTGGATCTGAGGATCTTCCTGCCACTTAACAGCTTGTACAAGGTGCTCATTGGTAAACAAGACTGCATCCACGTTATCTCTTATCAAATGGTACTGTGCATCGTGTATGTGAGCAGAGGGCCGTATATCAAGCCTATGCTTACTGGATCGAACTTTCTTCATAAACTCAGCACTTGCTCTGGTATTGAGCAGACACCAACTCTGGCCTAAAGCATTTCCGGCAGTTCTACCTTCAGCTTGGGCCTCATATGGTGTCTTACTGGTTCCAGTCAGTACCTGCTTCAATAGTGGGGTTCGTACCCGTAGACCAAAGGCTACGACAACATACCCATCTTCTTCTGCTTGCTTGAGCTTGCTTTGAACCCATGCATCACTCACTTGATAGAGTTCGTGATACCTCTTCTCAATGCTTTTAGCTTTCTCCATGGAAAACCCACAATTGGTCATGAGGGTTATGTATGTACCCTGATAGGTTAGGGCAAATGTGGGAGCTTTTGAGTCTTGTCTGAGGGGTTTATAAATATACTGGATCGAGTTGGTAGTTGCTACATCAAATTGTTTGCCAGAAATTTCTTGTATAACAGCACCCGGTTCAAGAACTAAATTCATGGGAGTATCCTGTTAAAAAAACCACCTATCTCGTCAAAGATAGATGGCTTGGAGCTTACCTATGTCACAGGTAATCTTGTACCTTGATGACTGTACCATCAGCTAATGTAACGGTATCGTCTTCAAGAAGGTAAGTGGTAACACCACCTTGGGTAATAGTGAAGGCTCTTTTTCCAGCAGACATTCTAATTGCTGGCATATCTTCCTCAAAATAAGCATATGCTCTAAGACTGTGCCCATCATACCCATCAAGGTAAACCTTGAGCTTATTTGGGTCTTTGGTGGTCAGGGCACTTATCTTATCCTCTAATGAGGCAAAATCAAGCCCTGCAAATATCCATCCGGGAGGTGCTTGAAAGCAGCTTTTGATGAGCTTAGATATTTTTACATTGATAACCATTTTTGCATTTGTTGCTGGCAGATTCTGTAGGTTGGGGTTAGAGCTGCTCAATCTTCCTGACAGTGTTCCTCCAAGGTTGAAACTACCAAACAAATAATGCCAACCATCTGGCCCTAAAGCTGCATCTTCAAATGCTGGAATAAAACTGGTTAGGATTTTATTCACAGCAGAATATGTAAGCATGGCTTCTAAGAAAGCACGAATGTCTACATCTCCTGTATGGTTCAACAGATCTCTCAAAGTATCACCATCAGTTGATGGTTGCTTTGCATCTGTGTATGCCAATACAGGCAAGCCAAGCATTGAGTACAACAGTTTTTGAAGCTGTGGCCCAGAGTTAGGATTGAAAACTTCTTTAGCATCAGCCAGTGTTACTCGTTTCTTTTTGAGTGTGGAGTTTTTCCACAATACCCAATCTTCATTGAGCTTATAGGTGAACTGCTTTACAACGTTGCTGTTGTTAATAGTCTGCAATGCATTCGTTTCTTCTTCTTTAAGCTGAGACTTTACTTCAATGACTCTAGGCATACTGATAGGCAAACCAGTAAGCTGCATTTGGATAATATCTACAATGGCATCTTTGAACAGGCCAGTATAAAGATCCATTTGATTATCAGTGATCAATGTATCCCAATACTTTCCATAAACGAACCAAGTGGATAAGCCATCAACTAAGTTGTAACGAAGCAAGTTGTCCAGTGGGATGCGAGTGATGTCTACAATTTCAGACTCAGCATAATTACCTGCATACTCCTGTGCTTGATCCTTTAAGGATAGTTTGTTACCCGCACATGAGTTGGTAGCTAAGTAAGTAATAAGCTTAGTGTCTTCCCAGTTAGACAACAAAATGTCCAAACCATTTAACAGACCTTCTGTGTCAATTATGTTGTCCATGTACAGTTGGTAAATGAGCACATAAACGTCATAACTAACGTTATGATAAATTGCTCTTCTTTTAAAGTTATTAAAGAAATCTTTTAGTAATTCTCTGACCTCCTCGTTACGGACATTAATGCCATATGGGGCGGCAGTTGCATTGGGGATTTCTTGGTAATCAACAGGAAAAGCAATTCCTTTAGTCTTGCTCCAACAAAAAGTGATAGTGCCTATTCCAGCTTTGTGGTGTTTAAGGCTGAAGGCTTCAATATCAATTGTTAAATCACAATCCATAGCAAGAAGCATATCCAACCACTCTTTAATTTCAGTAGTAGTTTTGGGGTATGCCTCATATTCGATGATACCGTTACCCGGTGGTTGATATGTACCAGAGATGTGTTGCACCAGTGCAGTCATGCCCTGATTAATTTTTGCCCTTACTTTTATTGGATCATAAAAGATGGCTTTATGGTTTGGTGCATAGACAACTTTCCATGGCCCAAATATACAATCCAAAACATAACCAAGATAAACATCTACCTTAGGTGATTTGGTTAATATCTTAAAATACTCGCTGTCAGTCACAACTATATACTTAGTCTCCATTGATTGAAGTATAGGTACTACTTCCTGACGGATATAGGCTTTCATCTCCTCAGCTGGTGTTTTCTTTTTCAGCTGGGAATAGTGTAATGAAAGAATCATTACATCATCATGTGGGATGTTAAACGGATCTACATATTCCCGCTTAATATCATCCCGCCTCAGCGATGGAACCAGAAAGACAATTGGATAAGTTTCATGAGTGAGTTCTGTTAATGTGGCGTGGAACATAACATCCTCAATATATTAAATGTGATACGGAGTATGCCTCAATTACTGGCAAAAGTTTTTTGTACTCTGCAAGGTTGTATTTATCACTTTCTATGAGATAAAACATATTGAGGTGTATGCGATCATAGTCCTTTAACGAGGTTAAATTGACTAAGCAATCAGGCAAACTATCTCTAACTTCCTGTGGTGTACTGCAATTATTGATTATTTTAGTTAATAACTGCTTTATGCGAACTCTGTCATTATCTACTTTTCTTATTTCTGAAATAAAAGCTGTACAAGCTTCTGTTAATTGAAAGGGTAATGGGTATATCCCTAATTTTTTTCTTTCATCGCTGTAAGTATAGGATACCCCCTGATATACAAAACCTTCATATTTCTTTTTACTTACAGAAGTAGCCTCATCACATAGTGTTTTTATTAAAGAGGTTGTTCTTCTCCCTTCTGCTTTAAATAAAGCATTTAAAAGAAAAGAAACCCATCTATGAGTAAACTCCATTAGATCACCTTACCATATTTGCTGGCTAACTCCCCGAACATAACAATTCGATGACTAGCACGAGAGACAGCTACGTATAACATACGAGCTACTTGATTTGGGTTGTGGCATGTAGACAGATTTTCCAGATCAATCAGAACAGTACCATAGGTACTTCCCTGTGATTTGTGAACTGTAGATACATCTTTCTGCCTCAAATCTGGAAACGTATTTTTAAGGTAATAATAACGATTCCAGTTTTTAGCTTTTTGGTAATACTTAACTAATGAAGCAAGATGTGCTTTATCAACAGGCAGCATGACGTTGGAAAAGGTTGTTAAATATGGTGTAGAAATTGTTGCGTAAACGACTTCAAGAAAAACACCATCTTCAATTTCCACTTGGTGAGTCATTGAGGATAGGTCTTCAATTTTGACCTCCAACTCTACCGACAGCATTCCATTTGATAATTGAATAGCACTGTTATTAATTAGTGTTTCCCCTATGACATACTGTTCCTTTACAGAACGAAGATCACGAATGTAATCATTGAATTGGGTCACACGATTGTTTGTATAAGCCAGCAAACGGGCATCGTTATCTAGCACATGAAACGTGTTATCAATAACAGCTTGTAAGTCTATACCAGAAAGATGATCTATAACACCGGGAACTGTTTTGATAGGGAAAAACTCATTAGTCTCGACGGTATTACGAAGTTGCTTACAAAGTACCATTAGAGCAGGCTGTCCATTGTTTCTCATTGGTTCAAGCAGCTCAAAGAATGGAAGTCTCTGTCGATAAATTGGGCTAATTGGTTCTTTGATTGGAGCCAACTGACAGTGATCACCGACGAAGATGATCTTACAATTGTTTGTACCTTCACGGATCTTGGTGAGTAATTGATTATCAATCATTGAAGCTTCATCAACGAAGATAATAGAGTTATGGTGGATGCGCCATTTAGTAGTCTTTTCCAGCCTGCTTACCCCAGTAGCATAGTCATCAACTACACGTAAGTTTAAGTAGGATTGAATTGTTTCTGTTGGTCGTCCAGTTTGCTTACCTAGAACCTCTGCTGCCTTATTGGTAGTGGCTGTCATTACCACATCTTTAAAGACAGCACTGGTGCCCATCAACTCACACATCTGAAAATAGCGGGGGAGAATGTTGTCAATCAAATGTCCCATAAGGAAGGTCTTACCTACCCCACCGGGGCCACTAATAATCAGCTCACTTTCTGGTTCAAATAGGAACTTAAAAAAGCCTTCAGCTGCCGCATCTTGGCCATGGTTCAATGGTAATACTGTAGTTGCCATTTGATTCTCCAAATAAAAAACCCCCATAAATGGGGGCAACCTATCTCATATGTGTTTACACAAATTTAGCGAGAACAGGTTTAAAATAATTAGTGCCCTTAATGATCTTACCGTTTTCATCAAAGATGGCTTTGCCATTTACAAACTTTGAGTAATTGGAGTCATTCACTTCTATCAGCCCAGCACAAACATTCATGTTTAGCATATGGGCCACACCCACGGCTGTAACAATCTGATCCAACAAACCATCAAGCATTTCAACACGATCATTTACAAGGATCGAGTTATCAGTCTCTTTTAAATGGTTTGCGAGAGCATGGAGTGCTGACACTGAACGCAGCAAAAGTGCTTTAGAGGCATCAGTAGTGCCCTTTAGTGTTTCAAGCATCTCAACTACTTCTTCAAAATGCACACCCAATTGGGTATGTGTGTTTTTGGAAGTTGGTGATGGGACAGCTTCTTCAAACCAAAGGGCAGTTCTCTTAATCTCATTCATGGTTAGTGACCTGTGCTGATTCACGATGATGGGCTTCTAATAGTATTTCCTTAACAAAGTCTTTAACAGTGACTTCAGGGGAAAGCTTATTTGCAAGCCATTCTTGAGTTTCCAGTGGAAGGGCCAGAAAAATGTCCTCCATGAAAGCTCGTCGTGTATCAGCAGGAGGTACACCAAGCGACTTGAGCCGTTGGGTAATGGTAGTAGGGTGACAAGACAAGGCACGAGCAATGGTGGCCAAGGATAGGCCAACACTGTTGAGGCGAAGAATGTCATCATCACTGGCTTTTCGGTTAACCCGGTAAACAGTTGCCATGATTGTTGCTCCAGTAAAAAGAACCCCCAGTATAACTATACCGAGGGTATCTTGGAAGGACTCTACCTATTTAAGCTGGTTGGTGAGTTTGAGGATGTGATTTGCCTTCTCAGGGGATACTCCCAGCTCAGGCCAACCTTTCTTAGACATACGCTTGAGGATGAGAGCATCCATTGCTGATTCTTGGTCAACTACATCAATAGCAGCAATACGCTCTTTATAGGTGCCTTTAGCAACAGGCTTTACAGGGGCAAATTTCTTGACCTTGGGCTTCACCTTACTTCTGCCTGAAACAGCAGCCTTGGCCTCTGCGGTAGGAGCAGGTGGGTGTCTCTTATCTGGTTCAGCAAAGAGGGCAGTCTTACCTGATGGCTTATCTAGGGTACGCACTTTCACCTTTACAGATGATGAGGTGTCTTTCTTGATCTCACTGGCAACAAAAGGAGTTAGTGCCAGAATACCCAGCTTTTCCCATGAAACCTTGGCAGCACGTTTAATTGCTACCAATTCATCATATCCTTCTTGTGTTGGGTTGGCATTATAAGCATTAGCCTTATGCATTACTTCCTCTCGACGAGTAAGAATTGAGGTTTTTGCTTTAGCAATATCTTTTGGACTCACAGGTGTATCCTTATTATCGTGGTTATCTTCAATAGCTGTTACAGGTTCTTTGGGTGGAGTATAAACAAGGGATACTTTAAGAAACTCCTTCAAATCAGTAACACTAATGTTGCTGCCATGTGCCCCACCAATTTTAATTATGTGGGTTTTCTCCGTATGATGGCCTGCAATAGCATTTGCCAGAATGATTGCACCTGTTTTTAAACCTGTAATGGGTTTATTAGCCAACAACAGCTGGTACTCTTCATCAGACAATCTTGCAATGATGTGGTAACCACTTACTCGCATTTTACGAGCATCATTTTTAGGAACAGCAATCACATCTTCTGGTGCTACTTTTGCCAGAACACATACATTACAGTGAAATGAGCTTAGGTACCCTCTACGAGCAACGTGCAGCCCATTAGAGCAATCTTTACTACGATCAGGGTCTACCAATGCTTCATCCATACAAACATAAGCCCCTACCCACTGCATAACCTTACCTGTATGGGCATCAGTAAAGGTATTATTGTCTACATTAGAGGCATAGTTGAGTGCCTTGTAGATGATAATAGTGCCATCATCTGCAATAGGTAGATCAGCTTTTTCCATGAAAGTGAGCAAGTCATCTATCGAGTGCTTACGCTTACCAATGACCTTGCTGATACGCTGTAGAAAGTTAGTAACCCCAACAGCAGATCCCATTTTTTCCGCTTTAGTAAACTGACTACGGATTTTTTCCATACCGGGGATAACTTGACCATCTACCACAGCTATCACAGTATCCGGGGCTTCATCATCAAAAGTTTTATCATCAGTATCTGACAAATTGCCTTGTTTACCTAAACCTGTTTCTTCAAACAAAGGGTTAGTTGATGGCACAGCATTTCTGATAATTTCGTTAACAGTGTCAACCATAGACTGGGTGATAGAGGTGGTCTTAGCAATAGTTACCCCAACTTCCATCGGAGGAATATGCTCTTCTTTTTGAAACAGTTTTACCAATTTATCCTTAGCAACACGGAAGAAGCGAACCATACCATTAGATTCTTTCTCCACAGCGGCATAAGGATTCTCATTGATCACTGTAATATCAATATCAGCATATCCTTGTGACAGAATAGCTGGGGTAGCCACATCCATAATGGCACGAAGTCTTGGATCTCCTTGTAGGATGTAAATGACATCCCCATTTTCCAAGTAGAGGGTTAGTTTTTTTGTGTCAACAATTGCTGCGATGACTCGCACTATATTAGTGGTCATTGTATTACCTTTAGATGTTTATGATTGATAAGAAGACATCATATATCTTCTGTTTTTTTACAGGGTCACTTTCTTTTTGTACTACGGTGGTTAAATGATGAAAGCGTATCATCAACAATAATTCATTAGATCTGATTTTAGAAAGCAAATCATTTGCAGCCTTGCTTAAAGGAAACATACAAAGATGCTTATTGAGCATAATAAGATTCTCTGCATATATACCACCTGACCCATTATCCAAAAGAAATTCAAACAGAGTAATATATTCTTTGTCTTCATCGGTTAGTGAATTTGTCAATCCAAGCTCTTTAGCCAAAAAAAGGTCATCACATATAAAGCTAATAGCAGCATCTGTTTGATACCTGCTTGCTAGTTCATGTTTAATACGTCTTGGGTGGTTTTCCCAGTATTGGTGTATCCTCTTATTAGTTGCAATATAAGTAAAAACATCAATTGCCATTTTTGTGAAAAGCTGAGGTATTCCTTTATCCTGAAAACGCTCAATATTTGGGCGGGTAAAGAGTATAACCCCTTTGTTGCCATACTTATTAAAGATTAATTCAGAATTATCTTTATCAAACCTATTAAGGTATTTTGTTCTATCTTTAAGCAACGAACCTTGAACATAAAACTCTGGTTCAGTAAGGTATTCACCACTTTTGGCCGTAAGGGTATTAATTCTTACACCATCCCACACAGAAGATAGAGCTGGATGCCCTTTCTTTCGTGGGGTGGATGATGCCCCTTTATTACCAGTTTTTTTAACGGTCTGTTCATAAATGGTATTATCAATTACAAGCATACCTCTGCTCTTAAAGAAATTAACAGCACCTTCTATTGACTCTTTTTTTCTACCAACTATATACAGTAAAAATCCAGAATTTATTTTGAGTGAATAATTTTTAATATCAGTGGTTACATAATTAGAATCCACTAAACGAGTTTTGCTATGAGAGATTACTACAGTGTTCCTCAGATAGGGGAATACAGATAATATATCCCCCATCATTGCTTTGGTAAAAGGAATTATCTTATCAATCTTGCGTTGGTTATATATGAAATGATTTTTAGTTCCTGCATAATAAGCATGAGAATCAGACACATATAAATTCTTCAGATTAACAACATCTGTGCCTAAAAAAGCTTTAACCAGTGGTTTTACAACCCTAGTTGTAAACCATTTTTTACCTGAATCATTTTTTAGATCAAAGTCGTCAGTTGTCCCTTTACCCAAAGCTTTTAAATAAGACATACCAAAACCACGATCAAGCTTTTTATGGTTTATCATAAACTCAACACGATTTTTTAGTTCCTCTCTTCTAAAAGACCAAACATTATCAAATGCGAGTCTGTTATGATGTTCAGCAAGTGATGGGATATTGGTTATTACACTTCTTTTTGTATAAAAAGATTTATCAAACAATGCTGGGAGTTTGCGAGAACATACAGCAGATAAGTCAGTATTAGGTGAAAGGTTTTTAAAGTTTTTCTTGTCATTAGTGAAACAAGCTTTGTTGTATTCTTTATTAAATTCAAGAATAAACTCCGCCATAAGTTTGTTTAAAGTGTTACAGGTATGCTCCTGCATAGAGAGCGTCTCTCTGCTGGGGGTTTCTGCAATACTATTTGGTGGTGCTTGGAAGATAATTACCGTAGAGATGCCCGGTCGGGTATTTTTTGTCATTATCTCAATTATGTGAGTATAGTTATGTTGAATTTGCTCACAAGTCTCAACAGGGTAAACGACATTACCATAGCGAACATTTACTGTGCTCTCTAGTTCAGAGCACACTTCAATAATATAGGGGTACTCTCTTGTAAATCCCAAAACAGGTAAAAAGTCACCATTTAAAATAACAGGTATATCCCCATAGTAGGCAATTTCCTTTATTAACGCTTTAAAAGCTGAAGAATCAATATTATCTTCAATGTTGATTGAAACTTGTAGACCAGTCTCCTGTGTAGGCAATGCAGCTATTGTGATAATGCTGGGTTTGCCATTAATCTCAGCAGAAGACTTGCTCATGCTGTAAATTGTTTTAACACCGGCATGGTGAGATGTAACTTCAAAATGATCTGTATATGCAAAGGGAGCTTTACAACCCAAACCAAAGTGACCTGTTTGCCGACCATCATTTTTCTTTGTAGAGCTACCATATGTACCATAAATTGCTCCAATATCTTTACTGGCAATTCCTTTCCCAAAGTCACGGACAGTCATTACGTTATTTTCAACAGTGACAATAACAGGGGAGATAATACCAGCATCAATATGGGCATCCCATGCATTACACAAAACTTCACGAACTACGGCAAGTTTCTGATTGCTGTAAAGTGTGCTGGATAGGATGTGAAAAAATTCTGCACTACTTGAAATACCAAATTCAATAGCTTGACCGCCGCCAATTATGGCATGAGTTACATGATCATTAGTGTAGGTATCTTGCATTATCTTGCTCCGTTATAAAAAGAAAAACCCCAACCAAAAAGGTCAGGGTTTGTGTTCTTCCATATTGACGATGTAGTACCAATTATGCCCTTCTTCATTAATCTCATTTGTGAGTTGAATAAGGGCAAAGTGTTTATACTTGGTAAATTTATTCTTAGCATCTTCTTCAGTGGCGGTAACTACTAGCATTCCTAGTATCATGGCTTGAGTGTGAAGGTCAGCAATTTCACTTGCTGACCCATTTCTTGCTGCACTCATTGCCCCACCTAATTTAGAAATCCTATCATTAAATGGGAGCATAATTAACCCTCAATATACTCATTAGGAATCAATTTACGATGTTGAATCCAACCGGTTAAATTACCGTGTAACCAAGGAGAAACAAATTCAATTTCTCCATCCCAATAATTTATATAATCAGGAGTTGCCTGATGTTCTGATGGGCTTGCATGGACAGGGCGACTGACTAGCAGATCTTCAAATAATTTAAGATCGTTCTCAACTGAAGGGGACTTACCATCAAAGAGTTTATAGCTAACTCTTGCACAGCGAGCTGCACTCATCTTTAAGAGGATAGCTAATATATCTTCCTCTGTTGGTATTGATCTAATGATTCTATCTTTGTTTAGATACTCAATAATCAAATCCCGATCAGAAGCTTTGATATAAGGTAGATGCCATTGCCCCTTTAGGAGCAATTGAGGAACGCTCTCCTGCCCTGCAAGAAACATAGCATGAGCTAGTTCACGAATCTCAGGTTGTGCAGCAGGGTGATCACGCAAAGCGAACCAGTTATTAAAATCAGTAGCAGTCACCAACACATCAATATATGTGTATGGTTCCAAGATACGGTTCACAATTTGCTTATGATACTCTGCATCATTAAAAGCTTTTGCTGAAATAGCAGACATCCATGCTGTGAAGTGCCATGCCTCTTTTGGCTTGAGTGCAAAGAAACATTCTTGTTCATTTGGTAGGTCATAGAAGGCACGAAGTGGGCCTTCCATAAATTCAGGAAATACCACTAACGCATCCTGCTCTACATCTGCTTGCATACCGGGTTGATTCTTTCCCCAGTGGGATGGCCCCCAAGGTGCATCCATACAATCCTGTAAGACTGTCACAACAGGACGAGCACGGCTACTGCCTGCATTACGTCCAAACTTACGATGAGTCATCAACTCTGAATGAATTGAACGCCAATACCGTAGTTGATATGTGCGAATACGGATTCCCTCTTCACTGATGCTATCGGCAATAATCTTTACATCTGGAGTATGCATTTAATAAATCTCTTGGTTGTTAATAACGTCTTTTACCATAGTAGTACGGTAAAGCTTTTCTTGGCTCTTTTTTTGAAAAAAATGTGGGATCATAGAGATACATAAAATCATCCTGTGTTGCTTTCTCAACACCCATGAGAGCAAGCATGTTACTTGCTTCAATATCAGTTAATCCCTTTTTTATCAAAGCTTTATACATTTTTTGATCTTTTGGGGAATAGTAACCGTTTTTCATTTTGGCCCCTCATCCAAAAATTCATCTAATTTATCAATTAGGCTTTTCTTTTTCTTACGCTTAACAGGCTTATAAGTGTGTAGGAGTATGAACAATATAATTCCAATCCCTAGTCCAACAACTGGCCCAAAGACTAAAAGGCATAGTGCAGCAACCAAAATTGAGAGTATCTCTCTGAAAAATAGGCCAACTATTACAACACAGATGATTATTAAAATAATACCGTTCATAAAATTCTCTGGTTAATAAAAAAAACCCGGATTTAATAATCCGGGTTTTTCAAACTACATCTATGGAGGTTATTAAGGGGCAACATATACCTCTAATATGCGCCGAGACTTAACCCCAACCCGTGCCTTATAAGGCAACAAGACAGTTGGGAGAGTCTCCCAAGGCGGTTTAATTATGGGAGAAACCCCCGGTCTACCTAGCGTGATCTCTATGAGAAATCTGATATACCAAAATAAGAACATAACCATGATCCTTGCTTAGGTAAAATTTATTACTACTTTTGGCTGCACCCCAATTAGAGCTACCATTGCACTCTAATCCCCAGATAAGTTCCTGTGTATCTGCACAGGCGGGATGCAGTCAGAAGTAGTAGTCCTACAGGTAATCTACTAAAAAGATTACCTGTAGGCAACACCCTTAGGTATTAAGAGGCACGTAGGTACAGGCGACCATTGTGCTCAAGGCGTAGTGGAGCATTATCCACTTTCTGGATAAAGTCAGCATCAACGCTTACTTGCATAGTGAGGGCTGTAACTACCTTAGATGGATCATCTGTGATTTTCTGCACAGGATGAACCAAACGGTTTACATGGTTGATTGAGATAATTTTCAGCCAAGAAAGTTGATTCAAATCCTCCATCAATTCTCGACCATTGCATCGGAGATAACCGGCATCAGCCAGAGATTGGAAGAACACAAGTCGATTCACTGGTGAAACTTCTGAAAGATCAATAACATCCATTTTGCTAATGCAATCATGGATGTTATTACTATGATATACCTCTGTTGTGGAAGATTCTTCTTTACCAGCCATATCCACCAAACCTTCTGGCTTAGCTTTCTTTGGTGGACGACCACGAGTAGCAGTAGGTTTAGTGACTTTCTTTTTTGCAACGGCCATTGGATTTTCCTTTTTGGCTTTATTGAGGGGTAGTAACCGAAAAAAGAGCTAACTATTAGCTATCTTTTGCAGCCACAGGTTTGTTTTCTTGGTTCTGATATTTTCCATCATAACTTGATGGAGTAGCTATTTGATGAAACAAAACTTGTGCAATACCAGAACCTGCTTTTATAACAAGTTCCTCAAAACCGTGATACACAAGCTCAAGGGTAAGAAACCCTTTCCAACCCGGCTCAATAACTGTGTTAAACACAGATAAGCCTTTACGTGCCCAAGTAGACTTGTCATGAACAATCCCAACAAGATTATCTGGCATATCAAACTCTTCGATAGCAGAGGCAATAATAAATCTTCCAGAATTTACAATCAACTCTGATGCATCTGGATCATAGGAAGCTGCTAATCCAGATAACTGAAAAGGGTTATGTTTATTCCCATTGTAACAATCAGGGGGAATAAATCGTATATCTTGCTTAATACGAATATCATACCCAGCTTCAGAAAGACCATAGCTAACACCATGGAGCTTTTCTTTATGAATAGACATTCCTTTTATTGGTTCAAGTACCCATAGGGCAGGGCCATTAATAACCATACTAATCCTTAACACTTAACAAAGATGGTTTTACCATATGGGCCTTGAATCTGTGATCCAATGACAGCCCAAATGACTGGTATGTTTGTGGTGAGTGGTTCCATAGGTGTGCAGAATAAATCTGAAAAGATAACAACAGCACTTGGCTGCTCTTTTTCAATTAATGCGCGTACACAAGCTAGAGAGGTGCCACCTCTACCAGTGATTTTTATTTCACCAAAAGGCTCATCTTTATCAAAGACCCTTACCGATTGAATCTTTGTATCAAACAACACCATGGTAAGTTTGGTAGGTTGAAGCGTATCTTGAATGTACTTGATCTCACTGTTAAATCGTAATACCTGAGCATCAGATACAGAAGCAGATACATCCAAAAAATACATGATATGAGATAAACGACCATCATCCTCAAAACGAGAGGGCAGGTACATATCAGGGTAACGTCGATTAGGCCGTGCCCATGTATACTCTTCGTCAAGTAAATCTGTAAAGAGATCCATTAATATAGTTTGCCATGGTACAACTGGTTCCATAAACTTATTAATAAGCTCTTCAACACCTCCGGGGATAGAGCCAGAAGCACCACTTACTTTTGCTTGCTGGACAGCACGAACCACATTACTAACAGCATGAGATATATCAATTCCTTTTGGTTCAATCATATCTCCCGAACCAGCTTTATCCCCCCAAGCTCCCTTGTTTTGTGGCTTGTTTCTTTTAATGAGGATGTCGTAAATATCTTCTTCAGCCATTAGCCCGTTATCATCAAGACTTTGTTCCATCCAACAATCTTCAACGCCTTTAAAAGAATAGCCTTCTTTCTGAAGACCATTGTTGATACGGATGTCACAGGCTTCATTCCAAGTTTGTGCATCACGACCACCACGGCGTACATTATGTAATCTTGCTGCGTGTTCTAGTTCATGGCACAAAATGGTTTTATTAGTTTCCTCCATAATTTTCATAAAGAAATTAGGGTTCCACCAAATAGATACTCCATCAGTTGCAGCAGTAGGGATAGATGTATCCCACTTAAATTCAAGGGAGCATAACAATGATCCAAAGAATGCTGCACTCTTGCCAAGAAACACTTTTGATTTAACCTTATCCATCTGTCGGTTAAGGTCATCATAATTATACTGTGGCTCATTTGACATGATTATTCCTCTTCAGCGAGTTCTACCCACAAATACCCTTTGTTTCGTTTGGTAGGGTGGAAGTATTCAACAGCTATCTGTTTAGCAGCTGCAATAGAAGGAGCATAAAGCTCAATCTTCTTACCCATGTAACCTGCGATATACGGGTAGTCCACTACACCCTTTTTATTGATAGCAGCCATGATGTTTCCTTACGAATTTAGGTAACGGGACATTGCAACCATTTGTTCAATGAATGCAGGATGTTGGCGAAGACCCGAATGACGAATCATCAGGGAGCGAAAGAACAAAATACGGAATGGCAAATCAAAGCGAGCAATGTAGGTAGAAATCTCTTTGAGATTATCAGCCTTAACGTGCTCCATGACATGAGAGATCATTGCCCACTTTGTACCATTATCAATAGGTACAGCTACACCAGAAGGATTCTGGATAATTTCGCTAATGTTTACCAATTCTGCAAAGATTTTGGTGTATTGAATAAATTCAAGAGCTACACCAGAAGTGATAGTTCCACTATACAAAGGTGCTCTGCTTTCTGTAACTTCTTTTCCGCGAATAAGCTTATCCATGAACTCCCAAGTACGAGGGCAACAGAATGTTTTCTCGGTATGCTCAGGCTTGAAATCCATAAGCTTACTTGGGTATGCGCCTAAGAAGGCAATAATACGTGGATCATAGTTTTCAGTGATTGCTACATCTTGCATCCACTCTTCTTGGTCAATACGCATCTCAATGTGAACCATACGAGATTGCATTGCTGTGCTGATTGGGTTTGTTATTGCCCGGTCTGTTGCAAGGTTACCGGCAGCAACGATAGCAACATTATCATGCAAATAATGCTGACCAACCATCTTATCAAGAATGGTTTTATAGGAAGCAGCTTGGGTATCACGTTTGGCTGAATTAAACTCATCAAAATTGATAAGCCAACCCTCTTTGCCCTCTGGAAGAGCAGTTCCACGTAGTGGGAATAAATCAGCAAAGGGAGCAAATCTTGCATAACCATCCTTATCAAAATGAGGTAGACCTGACATATCTTCAGGCGGAGAGGTGCTCAAGCGATGATCTATCAGCTTAAGGTTAAAATGTTTGGCAACATTACGCATAATGCTGGACTTACCCATGCCGGGGCTGGATTGAACGAAAGGTACAAGACCCGCTTCAACAGCTTCAATTACAAATTCACGGGTCTGTCGGGGACTGCAACGATAAATATCAATAGCCATAATAATTCTTCCAAAAGAAAAACCCCAAGCTCAGGAGTGAACTTGGGGTTATAAACCCAAAAAAAAGAATGATAAGTAGGTGCTTAGACTTCTTTGTTCCGCACCATTTCAAAATACTTTTTATGAGGAACTTTCTTGTTATTAACTAAAAATCCCCAATCAGAGATCCGAGCTTTTGTGATAAAGATAGTCCACACACCACCTGCTGATACGTGCTCAATACGGTGGAATATGCCATGGTCTAGCCGAAAGGTATCGCCTACTCTTCGCCAATGAATGTTCTTACCTCTACGTTCCCAATATCCCTTACCTTTGATGATAATGGATCGTGAGTAATCCCACGGGTGGTCATGCTCATGCTTATCAAGGTCATGTCTGGCAATCTTGTGAACACGAATTGACCATGGGAACCAAGAATACTTAGTCTTTCCAGTAGCATAATCATAGTGATTAAACAGCCACCAACGGCCCATATATAGGTTGGTGAACTTTGTTAAGGGGTAATCAGGCCCAACTGTCAAAGAGCCATTGGTGCCATCAATGAGATGACTATATGGGGTCTTGAGGCTACGATTAATGAGCCAATCAGCAACTTTGGGGAGGGATACGATATAAGCCACTATGCTCCAGAGCATATATTAACCCCCACATGACTTAGAGGCATATGTAAGAGCAAGATATGCAATACAAGTACCATTAAGTAGTAGGTTTATAAGCCCAACCAGCATGATCTTCTCAAGAATAGTCATCATAACTCCTTGGTTCGTTTGATTTTTCGACGTTGGTTTGTGGTGTGATTAACCATCTCTAGGTGGAGAGGGTTGCAGCACAGTCTCTGATTGCAGAGGTGGTCTATCTGTTTGTTACCGGGAATATACCCATGATAATGGGTGTAAGCAACTAGATGGACTGCCACTGTGTGGCTATTCAAGGACATTCTACCATAACCACCCCCTCTACCAGTGCCAGAGGTTGGCCCTGACCACAGGTGGCAGGGGCTTGGTTGTCCTTTGTGGAAATAACCGGTGAACTCAATGACACAACGTTCCTCAATCCTTTGGATTATCAACTTGCGTCTGAACTTCTCCATCACTCCCCTCCTTCT